CGCGGCGTCCGGGAAGCTCCTCTCGCCTCCTTGAGTAGAGCCTCGGATGTTCCGCTTCCGCGTCGGGACGATTCATCTCCTAAGAAGCGGAAGAGAAAGAAGTCCTAGACATGGCGATCACTAACGGATACACGACGCTCGCAGCTTTTCAGGCCTACGCGAACATGAGCACCGTCACGGCGGACGAGACGACGACCATCGAGAAAGCCATCGAAGCCGCCTCGAGGACGATCGACCGCATCGCTAACCGCCGCTTCTACATGGACGCGAACGCGACCGCCCGCCTCTACCGGACGAAAGACTTCTACACGCTCCCCGTCGATGACATCGGAACGCTCTCCGGGCTACAAGTAGCGCTCGACGCAGACGGAAACGGGAACTACACAGACGTACTCGTACTGAACACCGACTACATCCTCGACCCGGTCACCGCACCCGCTAAGGGCTGGCCTTACACACAAGTCACGATGGTCGGGACAGAAACATTCCCTCTACCAATCTCCCGACGCCCGCAGGTACAAGTCACCGCCCGATTCGGATGGCTAAACGGGACACCGCCCGACGACATCGTCGAAGCGTGTCTCATCCTCTCAGCCGACTACGTCAAGCGGGCTTCGAGCGTCGGCGGCGTCCTCGGACTGTCTGAGCTCGGCGCTATCCGGATGAGTCCGCTCGGACGTGACATCGGCGGTATCGTCCGCGCCTACCGGAAGGAAGTCCTCGCGTGACACCGTCTACGGTGCGCGACAAACTAAAGGCCGCGCTCAACATCGCCGGACTACGCGTCTACGACACGATCCCGGACAACATCATCCCGCCCGCCGCCGTCATCGGGCAGCTCACTATCGACTTCGATCTCGTCTTTCAGCGTGGCGCGGACTCCGGGACGGTGGACGTGATCGTCATCTCCGGGCGGATGAGTGAACGAGCCGCGCAAGATTACCTCGACTCCCTCATCACCTCGACCGGGGCGACTTCGGTAAAGACGAAGCTCGAATCGGATCAGACTCTCGGCGGGTCGGTGACATCCGTCCGCGTAGTGCGAGCCGAACCCGTCTCTATGACCGTCTCCGGTGTCGAGATGCTCGCTTACCGCTTTCAGGTCGAGGTATGGGGATAGTATGACCGCCGTGAAGTATCGCGTCACCTCTCGCCGTCTCGTCGGATGCGCCGAGGGAGACATCATCTCCGGGGAAGGCCTCGAACAGCTCGGGCATGACCCGCTACACGCGGCACTCTCTGGACACGTCGTCGCCGTCGGCTACGATGAACCGAAGAAACACAAGGGCGCTCGCAAGGACGCCTCGGACGCAGACAAGGACTAGACTCGAATCATGGCAACAGTCACTCAGCTCGGCAAGGCGACCGTCTTCACGGTCGGGACGGTGGATCTCGCGGATCAGCTCGTCTCTATCTCGATGGAGAAGACAGTCGAGCAGCTCGACTCCACTTCGCTAGTGGACACCGCTCGCAAGTTCTCAGCCGGTCTCGCATCATGCACCACGACCTTTACCGTCATGGGCTCGTTCGCCACCGGCGAAGCCGTACAGACCGTGTTCGGTGACGTCGGCGTCGAATCGACGATCGTGTTCGAGCCTCTCGCAGCCGCACCCGGCGTTAGCTCGCCGCGCTACACGCACTCGAACGCGTTCCTCGCTACCGCTCCGATCGTCGTGAACGTCGGAGAACTCGTACAAGTGACCGCCACCTACGTCGGCGGAGACATCGCGCAGGCCGTCGCGTAGTGAACCTCATCGTCACCGTAGAGCGGCGGGACGGAACTCGCGAAGAGTATCCGGTGTATCCTTCGGCGATCGTCGCGTTCGAGCGCGAAGTCAAGATGGGACTCGCGCAAGCGTTCGCAGACTCGAACGTCGCACGAAACGAGAACGCCTACAAGCTCGCCTATCTATGCCAGAAAGACTCGGGGGCAGTCGTGAAGCTCTTCGATGAGTGGCTCAAGAGTGTCGCCGACGTGGAGATCGGCGAAAACCCAAAAGGTTAGACCTCTCATTCTTCCGGGGCTCAACCTCGGAACGGATCGCTCAGATGAGCATCGCGTCGGGTATCAGTCCGCTCGACCTTATGGCGACACCCGAACCGGTGCTCGAGCTTATGTACGATGAACTAGAGAAGATCGCTAAAAACAGACGGGAAAGGTCGAGACGTGGCTAATACGGGGACATTCGGCTTCCGCGCAACCGGGCAGGGCGGCGTCAAGGTCGAGAACCTCGCGAAGGTTCAGCGTCAGCTTCGGAAGATGTCTGACGCCGTCGACTATCAGGCGACCGAGTTCCTCTCCACGAACAAGGCAATCGCGTCGGCGGTCGCCGGGGATGCGAAACGCTTCGTCCCGGTGCTCTCCGGCGCTCTCGCCGCTACCCTCCGGGAGGCTGCGACGAAGAAGTCCGCCCGCGTGAAGGCTGGCGGCGGTCGTGGCGCGGGGAGTGTTCAGTACGCCGGGCCGATTCACTTCGGCTGGCCTGCGCGACGTATCAAGCCTCAACCGTTCTTCTATGACGCGATCGACATTCGTCGCGACGAGATAAAAGACCGCTACGACAAGCTCGTAAAGAGCCTCATCGACAAGTACGACCTCAAGGCGTAGCTCATGGCACTCATCTCAGTCACGATCTCCGGTAATGCCGGGCCACTAAAGAAGACCCTCGAGGAGTCTGAGGGCAGGCTCGGGAAGTTCGGGTCAGCCGCGACGAAGATCGGAGTCGCCGCCGGTGCCGCGTTCGCTGCGGTAGGTGCGGCAGCCGTCGTCGTCGGGAAGCGTCTCATCGACGCAGCCGAACAAGCCTCGACCGCTAACGCTCGCATCGAACAGATCGCGACGTCGATGAACCTCTTCGGTGAGGCGACTCAAGAGGTCTCGAACCGTCTCGTCAAACTCGCGGAGAAGACCGCCCTCAACACGGGCGTCGACCAGAACGCGATCAAGCTCACGCAGGCGAAGCTTCTGACGTTCGTCGATCTCGCGAAGACCGCCGACGAGGTCGGAGGCTCATTCGACCGCGCTACGCAAGCCGCTATCGACCTGGCGGCGGCAGGCTTCGGAGAAGCCTCTCAAAACGCGGTACAGCTCGGCAAGGCGCTACAAGACCCGATCAAGGGCATTACCGCGCTCGCCCGTTCCGGTGTCACGTTCACCGAAGTCGAGAAAGAACGGATTCAGACGCTCGTCGACTCGAACAAGCTCGGCGAAGCTCAAGCGCTCATCCTCGAGGCGATCGAGAAGCAGGTCGGCGGAACGGCAGCCGCTACCGCTAACGCCTCGGACAAGATGCGGGTCGCGTTCTCGCAGCTTCAGGAACGACTAGGAGCAGCACTTCTCCCCGCGTTCGAGCGTCTCACACAGTTCATGCTGGAGACGGTGTTCCCGGCGCTCGAGCGTCTCGGCGAGAAAGTAGTCCCGGTGATTCGGGACGCGTTCGTCAGCTTCTCAGAGTTCCTCACCGGGCGAGTCATTCCGGTAGTGCGCGATCGGCTTCTCCCGGTGTTCTCGCAGATAGTGAGCTTCATCGTCGAGAAAGTCGTCCCGGTAGTGCTCGACCTCTGGCGTCGAGTGTTCTCAGGCCTCGCGGGTATCTTCGACGTCCTTTCGCAGAAGATGGAAGCCAACCGCGAGAACATAAACAAGCTCGTCGGATTCTTCCGTACTCTGGCGACGTTCGTCGTCGAGAAAGTCGCCCCGATACTCGGCAAGACGCTCTCTGTCGCGTTCGACGTAGTGGCGAAGGCGATCGGCCCGGTGATAGACGTCGTGTTCCGTCTCATGGGAGCGTTCGCAACCCTCGGAACGTTCCTTCTCAAGACAGCCGGATTCATTCTCGACGTCATCGGGAAGATGGTGAACGGCGTAATCGACGGCGTGAACCTTCTCATCAAGGCTCTGAACCTCATCCCGGGAATCGACATCGACCCGATCGGCAACATCACGATAAAAGCCCCGACGCTCGGCGCAGCTCCGACCGTTCCGACTCCGGGCTCGACCGGGCGAACCGGGGAAGATGTCCGCTTCGGCAACATCGCCCCGACTGTCCCGGGCGTAGGCATCATCGAACCCCCGACGCTCCCCGGCAGCGCTGGCGGCGGTGGCGGTGGAGGCGGCGGCGCTAGTCGCGGCGGCGGTGACGGCGTAAGCATCCTGCCGATCATCCCCGACTACTCGAACATCTATCGCCCCGACGATCCGAGATTCGCGGATTACACACCGGGCGAGCTTGCGCGTATGGAAGCCGGATCGGTGAACATCACGATAAACACCGTCTCAGCGGACGCGAACCTTCCGAACCTCATCGTCGACGCGCTTCAGCAATACAACCTCACCTCAGGGCCGATCGACGTCGCGATCGCGGTCTAAGCCATGCCCGCGAACATCGTCACCGGCGGGACTCTCACCGTAGAGCTCGACGTCGGCTTCGGAGACGGCTTCGTCCTTGACGACACGCAACAAGGACTCTTAGACGGGACGACCTACGTCCTCGACGGCGTAGACGAGTTCGCAGAGATCACCGTTCAGAGTGTGGACATCTTCAGAGGGAAGCGGACAGTCCTCGACCCGATCGCACCCGGTAGGGCGACGATCATCGCGCAAGACTTGACTCGAGCGTTCGACCCGTACAACACCGCCTCGATCTATTGGGACGAGTTTGACGACACGCCCGGACTCTCCCCGCTTCGGCAAGTACGCATCACTAGGAACTCGACCGTCATCTTCCGAGGGCGCGTCGTGGACTTTACCTATGACTACGTCGGCCCGAAGAAGATTCCGACGGTGACGATCATCGCAGCCGACGACCTCTTCATTCTCGCTAACTCGCAGCTAAACGCGTTCACACCATCGCAGGAGCTCTCGAGCGCTCGCGTGACGACCATCCTCGACCGAACCGAGGTCGGCTGGAGTGCCACCGCTCGCGACATCGACACCGGCACGACGACACTCGGGAACTATGCCATCTCCGAAGGCACGAACGCCCTCGAGTACCTACGCCAGATCGACAAGGCGGAACGCGGTCGGCTCTTCGTGCGGGCATCCGACGGAGATCTCGTCTTTCAGCCCCGAATCGGGAACACGCTCTCGAACCCGTCCGTCGCGTTCGCCGACGACGGCTCAGGAACGCCCTACCGAACGGTCTTCGTCGACTTCACCGTCGACTCGGTACTGAACCGCGTCACCGTTCAGCGTCCCGGGGGTACGGCACAGACGGCTACCGATACGGCGTCTATCGGGCTCTACTTCACGCAAGCCGAAACGATCACCGGGTCACTCCTCTCGACCGACGCGCAAGCTCTCACGCTCGCGAACTATCTACTCTCTGGCTTCCCCGAACCCCGCTTCTCCGGCGTCGAGACATTCTTCGGGTCACTCACTACGGGACAGAAAGACGCGGTCGCAGCCGTGGACATCGGCGACACGATCAGCGTCCTACGCACGTTCCCGACCGGCTCACCGCTCACGGTGCTCGAAGAGCTCTCCGTCGAGGGCATCTCGCACCGGGTAGACACCCGCGGCGAGACGGTCACGTTCTTCACCGCGCCGACGGACATCGTCTACGCCCTCCTATTAGACGACGTCTCGTTCGGCACTCTCGACGATGAGAACGTCCTCACCTAATCGGGTAGGCTCATAGAACTATGGCGACCCCGTTCCCCTTCACAGCCGGTCAAGTATTGACCGCCGCTCAGATGAACGCGATCACGACGCTCCCGATAAACGATCAGACGGACGACTACACGCTCGTCATCGGCGACATCGGGAAGCGCGTCATCATGAACAAGGCCACCGCGACGACGATCACAGTCCCGGACGCGGTATTCGCAGCCGGTGACACGATCTTCATCGCGAATAAGGGCGCAGGTACTTCTACTATCACGGCAGGATCGGGCGTCACGGTGAACGTGAACGGCTCGCTGGCTCTGGCGCAACATGGAGGCGGGACACTTGTCGCTCTCTCGGCGTCATCCTTCACGTTTTTTCCCGGGGGTGGCGGCGTAAGCTACGGAACGGCGACCGGCGGGACGAGCTCGTCGATCACGGTCGGCGGTAAGAACTACACGCTTCTCACTTTCACATCTAGTTCTACTCTTACCGTCACAGAGGCAGGAGTTTTTGACATCCTCGTCCTCGGTGGCGGCGGCGGAGGCGGGAACTCGGGCGGCGGTGGCGGAGGCGGCGCGAAAGTGAACGTGACAGAACTCTACTTCGGTGCTAATCAAACGGTAATCGTCGGCGGCGGTGGAACGGGTGGAAACTTGAGCGGCGGCAACATCGGCAACCTTTCGGCGGTTGGTGTATTCGCCGCGCTAGGTGGCGGCGGCGGAAACGGTAGCAATCGCAATACATCGGGAACTTACACGGCGGCGGCAAGCGGTACGGGTGGCGGCGGTGGTGGCAATACGACAGGCAACATCACGTCACTTATCGCGGCGCAAGGTTTCAACGGCGGTACGGGTCAGTCGACGGGTACGGGTGGCGGCGGCGGAGGCGGTTGCGGTTCGGTTGGTGGAAGTACGACTACGGCAGTCGGCGCGGCTGGCGGCTCGGGGATCGATGTCTCGACTTTCATCGGTGGCTCAACCGTCGGCAAGGGTGGCGGCGGCGGCGGCGGTGGGACTTCTACGGGCGGCTCAGGCACAGACGGCGGTGCTAATGGTGCTGGCGGAAACACGACGGGTAGTAGCGCAACGGCTAACTCGGCTGGTGGTGGCGGTTCAGGCGGTACGAATCTAAACTCAATAGGCGGCGCAGGCGGCTCTGGCATCGTCTATGTAAGGTTCGAGGTCTGACATGGCACACTTCGCACGAGTAGATAACGGCCTCGTCTCGCAGGTGATCGTCGTATCTAATGACGACTGCGGCGGCGGCGACTTCCCGGCTTCCGAACCGATCGGTCAAGCGTTCATCGCGTCTATCGGCCTCGAGGGAGAATGGCGTCAGACGAGCTACTCGGCTTCGTTCCGTCAGAAGTACGCAGGCATCGGAGACACGTTCTCGGAAGAGCTCGACGCGTTCATCGCTCCGGTCATGAGTGAGGAAGAATGAAACTCAGCCCGGAACATAAACAAGCGCTCTTTTCGTATCTGCGGAGCGCTCTCGCGGCAGTCCTCGCCGTGATCGCAGCCGGAGCGACCGACCCAGAAGACATTCTCAAGGCCGCCGTCGCCGCTCTCATCCCGCCGGTCATCCGGTGGATAAACCCGAAAGACGACGCGTTCGGTCGTGTTGAGTGAACGTCCGACTCGACGCTTCGTTCTCCCTCCCGGTCTGAAGGGCGTAGAGAACGGGAAGATCCCGAACGAGCTACTCGTAGCTATCCGTCCCTCGGGGCGTCTCTATCATTCCGCCGCGACCGCGTGGCAGCTCATGAGGCGGGCAGCTCGAGCCGACGGTGTGACGCAGCTACGCCCGACCTCGACCTATGACACCTATCGCCCCTACACGATTCAGAAAGCCGTCTTCCTACAGCGCTACGTCCGAGAGCCGGTCTCGAAGAACGTCCGACGATGGGACGGCGCTCTCTGGTATCTGAAGCCAGGTCTCGCCCCACTCGCCTCCCCCGGGACATCCATTCACGGCTTCGGCTGCGCGATAGACATCTGGAACGTCGGTCAGAATGGGCGACTCGAATGGCTCACCGATAACGCTCCCCGATTCGGCTTCTATTGGGAGAAAGGCGTCGAGAAGTCCGAACCGTGGCATCTCATCTACACACTCGGCGAGAAGACACCATGAGCGAAGCCGTCCTAGTCGCCATCATCGCCGCGTTCGGGGTCATAGTCGCAGGGCTACCGGCAGCTCTCATCGAGAGAGCCCGCCGGGAGAACTCCACCGACCATGCCGAGGTTCGTCATAGGCTGGAACGTATCGACGACCATCTCGACGAGATCGAGAACGCCGTCGACGACG